AGATCGGCGCATCGGTGGCCCAGCCTATCTATGGCGGTATCGCCATCACTGAATCGGTTGCTACGAATGGCGAGGCCAGTCTCGGCACCACCATCACGATCGCCACGGCGGTCGGCAACCTGACCGGCTGGACGGTATTCACGCAGTCGTCCAATGCCATCGTCACGCCCGGCAACACTGTTCCGCAGCTGGCACCGACGCAGACCACCACGTTCTTCCGTCTGGGCAGTGGCGCCCGCATCAAGGTCGCCGTATTGGCCGCTGAGGTAGCCACCATTGAGGCGGGCAACATCAATCAGGCCTTGTACTGGGACCCGGCGCTTCAGGAGCTCACGGCATCCGGCACGGCCGGCGCCATCACCCTTGCCGGTATCAAGGTTCTTTCCGTCAACACCAACAGCAAAGTCGTCAGCTACAACGCCGGTACCGGGGTTGTGTCCTGGGTCGCCGGTGCTGTCGCCGTCATTCAGATTTAAGGAGCCGACGATATGAGTGGTTATTTTGTTTCTCAAGCCAAAGTCACGCCGAGCTTCTCGGAACCCGATCTCATCCTGACCTGGGCGCAGCCCACGGGTGCGTTCGAAGTCCTTCCTCGCGGTGTCCCCAAGGTCAAGCTGGGCGAAGTGGACAAGTACGTGTACGTGCACGCTCTGGACATCCGCACGGATGCGCAGGCTTCGCAGGCCTCGTACAACCAGCTGCCGAGTGCAACCTTCGTGCCATCGATGTACAGCACGCCCACCTACCTGTTTCGTACCCGAGCGATTTACGATCACCACGCGATTGCGGAAGCGGCGACGTGGAACGTGTCGCTGCCCAAGGCGCAGGAGTTCGGTGGCCGTCAGGGCATCTTCCAGGCCATGCGTACGGGCCTGATCTACGGCATCAACCCGGCCAACGGCGAAGGCCTGATCAACTCGGGCAATGCTACGCAGGTCACGCTGCCACCTGACAGCTACGGCAACGACAGCGTGTCGACGTACGACAACGGCGAGATGGCGATGTTCATGCTCGGACAGGTGGCGCAGCTCAAGGCAAACATGTTCCAGTCCGGCAAGAGCATTTCCAACCGGGTGATTCTGGTTTGCCCTCAGCGCGTCGGCCTGGCCTGGCAGCTCAGCGACATCGTGCAGGTCGTGCAGTACCAGCGTCCGGGCGCCGGTTCGGAAACCACTGGAGGCGTGATCAAGAGTGTTCTCGAAGAGGCTGGTAACAGCTTCGAGATCTACTACGACGACACGTTGATCGGCAAAGGCTCGGGCGGTTCCGATCTGCTGCTGCTGACGATTCCGGAGATCGAGAATCTGCAGAACGTGGACATCAACACCAACGAGTTCGCCGATCTGCAGCCGTCCATGCGCGACGTCAACGCGATGTACTGCGACATGCCAGCTCCACGCAAGATCACCACGCCGATTCCCGATGGCGGCGTGACTGACGTTTACGAACTGCGTTGCACCTCGGGCTGGAACCTTCGTCCAGAAGGCCTGTTCATCCTGAACTTCCAGTACGCCTGATCCACCATCCTTCGGCCACTTCGGTGGCTGAACCTTTAAGGGGTTCCCCATGTCACTTTTCATCGCCAACACCACCAATCAACGCTGGCACCATCATTTCCGCGTGCCGGAGATGACGCGGCCTTACTTCGTGCAGATCCCTGCCGGTCGTCAGGTCCAGGTGCCAAAAAGTTTCAGCCCCGCTTCGGAGCAGGCTGTCATCAGCCAGCTGGAGCGTTACGGCGCGCGTCCAGCGTCCGCCGTAAATGGCAAGCTGGAAGATTTCCCCGGCTTGTTCTACAGCACCAGCAAGCCGATCAGCGAGAGTGCGATTGTGCATGGTCATGAGGCCGTCATTGATCGCGCCATGCTTCGATCCGCTGAAGAGGCAAAGATGACCGCGCTGGGATTCGACAAAGCCAACCGCGATCCAAACACCAACGAGCGCATGGCCTCGGAAAGTGAGGTCGAGATTATCGAGCAGGTTCCGCGCGGTCGTAAGCCGACCGGCAAGGAAACTAAGTTCAGTCTGTCCGTTTCGCCGAATGGCTCCGACAAGATGCCGAAAGCCTGATGTCCTTCGTCAATCCCACGGTGCCTAATCTGGCCGACTTCGTGACCTACTGTCAGGGACAGGGCATTACGCCCGATGCCTTGCCTGTGGACTCGGATTACTTCCAGTGGGCATTGACGCACGGCATTGATCGAACCATCAAGACGCCCGCGGGTTACCCCCCGATCGAGTACGTGATCGCGGTGTACAACTTCGGGGTGAACTGGCTGATCAGCTGGGCGCCGGATCAATCCAATCTGATGATCACCGCATTGGTCTGGGCATCCGGGGTCGTGGCAGCGACAACGGCTCTGCCCTTGGGCGACGTGGCAGGCACCAGCTTCGCGGTAACCATTCAAGGCGCCGCACCCGATGCCTACAACGGCACGGTGACGGCGACGAATGCCGGGATGAATAGTTTTAGCTATCCGCTCGCCACCGATCCCGGCGCGGCAACAGCGTTCGGCACGTTCAGCACACTGTTCTTCGCCAACCTTCGCGCGTCGCTCAATATCCTGAGCTACACCGTGGGTCCGGTGTCATCCAGTGCCGATCAGGCAACCAGTCAGACGCTGGTGGTCCCGGACTGGCTGAAGAATGCCTCGCTGACCACGCTGGACTCGCTGAAAACCCCGTGGGGGCGCGCCTGGATTGCCTACTCGCAGCAGTGGGGAATGAACGTGGTGGGGCTGTCGTGAAACTGGATCTGGGCAATGTCGATGTTGCCTATACCAACGACGACGGGAAGGGCACGACAACGACCGACGTGGCCGGCTTCCTTGAGGCCGATTACCACATCATGCAGACGTTCTACGACCTGAATCAGGACTTCATTGCCGACGCGCTAGCAAACGAGATGGCTGGCGCGCTGGAAAGCATGGCGATGGGCGGACCGGGCAAGACGAACTTCAGCGGCGCGATGAACAAGATCGAGGAACGTTTTCGCGATTTCATTTCGAGCGGCGATCTGATGCAGGGGCGTTGGTTGCAGCATCCTATTCAGGCCGCGATCAACGGCAACAGTCAGCGCAAGAAAACACCGAACGCGAAAGCCAATCCGGCGCGCGTGGCCTTCGTTGACACCGGCCTGTATGTCGCCTCATTCCGCGTGTGGATGGAAGGGATTGTTAACTGATGGGCCTGATCAGTGAAACCGCACAGGCTCCGCTGGGCCTGCGGGCTGCACTGGATGCCGGCGTAGAGACACTATCGAATAACCAGACGGTTGCCTTCACGCAGTACACGAAGGTCGTTCTCTCGCAAGACGGCTACGTGTTCTGGGTGGCTAGTGCGGTCAAGCAGTCCTTCAAGGGTTCTTTGCATCGCATCACCGATCGCCGGCAAGAAGAAGATCAGACGGTCGCGGCGAACAAGTTCATCTTCACCGCAGAGGAAGAGGTTACTGCGCTCAATTCGGTGAGCCCCGGAACGATGTGGGTAGGCACTTGGGCGATTGATGGCACTGCACTGCAGATCGTCTTTTCCGATCACGCCTCGTTCTATCAGCAAGCCGATCTGTGGCACTACTCCGGTTACGCGGTCTATCCGGCGCTTGCCTCGCAGCTGGTGGAGGACGCCGCCGATTTACCGAACGAACCGATCGTTTCGAACAGCCTACCGATCTGGCTGAGTCAGAACGCGATGGCGCCGGTCTATCCGTCGTTTCTTGTACCGGACAACGTGACGCCGCCCTATATCGTGGCGCACATCGAGCCGGCCAAGACGACGGCACTGGGATCGTTTCCAATCGACGGATTTCCCGGCACGCCGGCGTATGTGCCGGACTCACCACAGCTCTACAGCCTTCCCGATTCGCAGCTGATGCTCGATGACGTGACGCTGACCCTGTACGGATTCAATAACCAGAAGGCGCTGCAGTATTTCCGCGCGCTGATGGACTACTCGCTCAATACCGACAACTTCGGTTTTTGCAATTCGCCCGCCGTCAGGGATGCGAAGCGTACGCAAGTGGAAATCGCGGCTCTCGCGATGAAAAAGACCATCAACATCTCCGCGTCTTACTACCAAGGCACCGCCGATGCCATAGCGCGGCGCTTCATTCTCTCGGCTGACATCACCACTACCCCGTAGGAGCTTTTCTCATGCCTCAGAATCCCCTTACTCCGCGCGCCGGTGGTAATTCCACCGTTCTCAACATCACCGCGGCGACCGTCGTCAAAGCGCTGCCCGGCACCGTGTTCACTGTCAACAACAGCGTGCTCGGTACCGGCGTCGGAAGCATCCATGACTGCGCCACCACCGGTGCCGTAAGTGCGGCCAATCTCATCGGCAGCATTCCCGAAGCGATCGGCCCGTACAGCTTCACGCTGCCATGCGCTGTCGGCATCGTCGTCGTCCCCGGAGCCGCCCAGGTTCTCGCGGTCGCTTACTCGTAATCACAGGAGCCGCCCACATGGCGCAGTCCATTACACCGACCATCGTCACGATCAATACGACCGTGACGCGAGCGCCTGTGCCGTCTCAGCTTCAGCGGAGTGGCGCGGCCGTTTCTACGGGAGGCACTACCCTTGCAGCCGGTCACTGGCAGTACGTGGGTACGCCTTCCGATCTGACATCCATCCTGGTGGCGCCCTTGGCCTTGGCCTCTCTGGCATGGGCATCCGGCACCGTGACGGCAACCGCCGTGGCGGCGGTTGAGTTCACCACCGGTGAGACCTTTTCGACCACCATTGCCGGCGCCGTGCCTGCCGCATACAACGGCACCTATCTGGCGACCGTCACCGGTGCCGACACGTTTACTTTCACACTGACCAGCAACCCCGGCTCGGAAACGTCTCCCGGTACCTATACCCCGCCGAGCTCGGCCTTCCTGACCGATGTCGCGACCACGTTCGCTGCTCAAGGTCAGACGGTCGGCTTCTATGTTTTGGAACTGGGCCCGGTCCTGACCAATACCGCCGCAGTTGCCGCGCTGCAGACGTGGCTGACGGCCAACAGTTCGCCGCAGCAGTTCTACAGCTATCTTGTGCCGAAGTCGTGGGATGCGGCGGACGCTGCGGGTCTGAATACGCTGGCGGCTGAATACGCCAGTCCCTCAGGGCAGACGTACTTCTTCGTCACTACGACGGCGGCGAATCTTTCCGTCTATGGACCGAACAAGTCCGTGTTCACTCTGGTGGATAGCCCGACGGCGGCCAGCACCGAAGTGCAAATGGCCTCGTTGTTCTACCAGTGGCTGGTTAACAACCCCAGTGCGTCGAACCAGCTGGCGCCAATGCAGTACCGCTACGTCTTTGGCGTCACGCCATGGGCGCAGATGGGCAACCAGTCCACGATCAACGCCATTTTGTCCGATTACGGCAACCTGATCATCACCGGTGCCGAAGGCGGCATCTCGACGGCGTGCGTCTTCAAGGGCACCACGATGGACGGCCAGCAGTCGGCCGCATGGTACGGGCTGGACTGGTTCCGCATCAACGCGCATCAGGATCTGGCCGCCGCGATCATCAACGGCTCCAATACCAATCCGCCGCTGCTCTACGACCAGGCCGGCATCAACAACCTGCAGGCCGTTGCCCAGAACCGGGGCAATAGCGCGGTTGCCTTTGGCTGCGCCAATAGCGTGGTGGTCTCCGCCGTGTCGTTCGCCGACTACACCGCCGCCAACCCGGACGACTACGCCGCGGGTATCTACAACGGCCTGTCGGCCACGCTGGTGACGCAGAACGGGTTCCTGACGATCACGTTCAACTTGAACGCCACCTTCTTTGCGCCTTGAGGACTGACAAATGACCACCTTTGTACCGCAGGGCACACTGAATCGGCTTCGCTGCTCGATCGTCGTTCCCCAAACGCCTTACCTCAGTATTACGGCGCCCTACATGGGCAAGAGTTTCGCCAAGATCGCCTTTGGTGGTCCGTTCGGCGAGCTGATTCCAACAGCCACCGGTGGCGTTACCTCACCGGAACCGTACGTCATGTCGACTATTTCGGTTGGCCTGCTTCGGACGCAGGCGTTGTCGGCCGCATGGCTTTCCCAAGCGCAGCTGCTCTGCGATATCGGATCGATCGTGGTGTATCCGGACTCGGCCAATTTTCCGGCCATGACCTTCCAGAACGCGATCATCAACGACATCGATCCAGGCGCCTACGACGGCACCGACCCGGTGTTCAAGCTGACGATCAAGGGCATTTTCATCGCCAACAGCGAACTCTGGGCCGCCAGCTAAGTTGAAGCTACGGCTAGGTGAGAACCGAAAGGCAGTTCCCTTGCTGCTTGCCGTAGCGTCTTTTCAAGGGATTCATTTTGCTTAAGGGAGCAAACCGTGCAAATCAATGAAAAGCTGAATCTCGTCTTTCCCATCAGTGAGAACGGGCCGACGTGCTACCACGTCCCGATTTCGCGCGAAGTGTTTGAGGCGAACTACCGAACCATTGCCGCCGCCAAGTCCTCCATGATGAGCAAGGGCGCGCTGTTCATGGTGTCCTCGGGTCCGCGCATCGCCGTGCTCACGCTGATGGATGAGGGGCGCAAAGAATCGGCGGAGCGAGGCGAGTTCGACGGGGAGAACAACCCGCTGGATGGCGGAGTTCTGGCCTTGTTGGCAGAGATTCGCCGGTTGACCACGATCCTCTGTCCCAGCGGCGCCGGTTGGAACATGCTGCCGGTGGACACCGCTATTGCCAACGGCGCGATTGACGAAGACGACTGGCGCGAGACGGAGAGCGCCATCGTTTTTTTTACATGCAACTGTGCGCTGGCGAGAAAGGCGGAACGGAAGTCCGTCATGCAAGGCACAGCATCGGTCTTGAAGGGTTCGATCACCTCCTTGGCGCCTATGGAGTTCATCAATTCCTTGCCGACATTGACGAAAACCGATGCTTCCGCAACGAGCCAGGCGTCATCGCTTCCCTCTTGAACGAACTGGCGACGACGCGATTCAACGAATCCCTGTCGCGTTTTGACTTTCCCCATCCGTCAGCCCGCGCGTATCGCGAGCGGTATCTGCACGAGCTTCTGAAGGGTCTGCGTGGTCACTAAATCCGTCATTGAAATCGAAGTCTCGGACGCGCAGTTCAAGGACTTCTTTCAGCTTTTCGAGCAGTACAAGGAAAAGCTGGAGGCGATGCCGGACGACTGGAAAGCCGTCAATGCGGCGAGTACGGAATCGTCAGAAGCACTGGAAGTCACCGCCGCTGCGATCCTGGGATCGATGACGGAGTCGGCGGGCCACGCTTCGGCACTGACAAAGAACCTGCGGGAAGCCGCCGCGGCACAGCGCGAGTTCGGCTCTGCCTCGAATGTCGGATCGAACAATCTAAAGGCGATGGCGAAAGATGCCAAGGCGCTGGGTGAATCGGTTTTCGGCATCGGCAAGTTCCTGTTCAAGCTTGGCGCGATCGGTATTGGATCGGCAGCAGCTGGCCTTTTCGGGATCGATGCGCTGGCGAACAGTGCGGTGGCTAATCAGCGCAGCGGGCGATCCCTGGGCCTGACCACCGGACAGAACCGAGCGTTTGACAACGATCTTTCGCGCAACATTGACCGCAGCACGTTGACCAGCGTCGCTGACGCCCAAAACAGCTATGTCGGCCGCGTCTGGCTGGCCCGTGCAACGGGGATGAGCCAGACCGATGTGCAGCGTACAGATGCCGGATCGTTGTCCGCTCAGCTCGCCCTTAAGGCGCATGACTGGTGGGCCTCCACGCCGGAATCGCAGCATACCGATGCCAACCTCATGGCCACGGGATTTACTCAGTCCGGCATGTCACTGGCTGATGTTCGACGGCAGGGAAACACACCGCGCTCCGAGCTTGAGAAAGCCTATGCAACGTACAAGGCCGATGCGCCCGGACTCAGCCAGAGCAACAGCTCAATCAACGCGCTCTATGACTTCAGTCGCAGTCTGAAGAACGCAGGCGACCACCTAGAGATCGACTTCGCCAACAAGCTTTCCGATCTCAACAAAAATGGTGCGCTATCCAGCTTCATCACGAACCTGGAAAAGGATGCGGAAATCCTGATCAATGGCGTGTTTACCGACGCCAACATGAAGTCGATGCAGGATGGCCTGACCACATTTGCGACGTACTTGGGTTCTCAGGATTTCAAGGATGACGTGAGAGGATTTGTCGATAACCTGAAGAGCCTAGCTAAGGCGATGGGATGGATAGTCGACCGAGCAAATAGCGTCCTTCACCCCCAAGATGCTTCCACGACTGACAAAGTAGAGCGGGTTGCGGATGACGTCTGGGAAAATATGGTGGGAGTGGGGAAAGCTATTTGGAACCCATCCAGAACCATAAAATCGGCGATTGCGGGTAACGTACTCACTGACCCGAATAATCAGGCCTACCTTTCAAATTTGGAAAAGAATCAGGCATTGCAACCGGGCCTGCTTGGAGCTACAGCGCAGGTCGAATCGTCAGGCCGACTGGACCCAGGAACATCAGCTGCAGGCGCACAGGGACTTTTCCAGTTCATGCCAGAAACGGCCGCTGCATTGGGCGTCAACAACGTCTACGACTTCAAGCAGAGTTCCACGGGGGCAGCGAAGCTTTATGCCCAGTTGAGCAAGCGCTACGGAGGAGACGTTCGAAAAGAGATTGCCGCCTACAACTGGAAGCCCGCCGCACTGGATTCGGATATAAAAAAGCACGGTGCGGACTGGGAGCGCTTTGCGCCGACGGAAACGCAGAACCAGATCCAGAAGGTTTTGTCGCTGATGGCATCGAACAAATCCAAGACAACGGTCAATCTCGTCGTGACCAATAAGTCCGGCACCAACGTGGCCGTATCAGCCAACGCGGCGGCGATATGAGCGCCATTCCATCCATTGTGTCGGAAGCCCTTTCATCGGGACTGATTCCCTCTGGCGTGTCGGATTACGACATGTCCTACCAGATATCGCCGATCATTCTGGTGGGCGGGATTGCGGCAAATGCGGCCGGCGGCCAGATGCCGATCATCTCTCTGTTCGGCCAATCCACGGCGATCAATGGCACGGCGTCGCTTCTCGGCGGCCTGGACAATTACCTGGCGCGTTACATCGTCATCCCGGGCGGGACGCTGATATCCAATGCGATCGGGACGTACCCCTTCGCTAATCAACAGGTCGCCGCGAATGCGCTGATTCAGAACCCGCTGAATGTGTCGGTGATGATGATCGCTCCGGTCAGGGATGCGGGCGGCTACAACAGCAAGCTGGCGAACTTCACCTCACTGCAGAACGCGCTTCAGGCCCATAACAACGCGGGTGGAACCTACAACGTCGCCACGCCCGCCTTTATCTATACGAATTGCCTGCTGACGGCGATGCAGGACATCACGTCGGGCGAGACGAAGCAGAAGCAGGTGATATTCCAGTGGGATTTCATACAACCTTTGCTGACGCAGCAAGCAGCCACATCCGCCTATAACGCGCTGTACGCCAAAGTGTCATCGGGACAGCAGATCGGCCCGAATCAACTACCCGGCGTGGGCCCAGCCGGTGGCGTGGCGCAGGGTGCCTCACCGACCAATAGCGTTGGCTCGACCATCACGTACCCGATCAGCCCATGATCATTCCTCTGCAGATCAACACGAACAGCAATCCGCCGTTCTCGGCGCAGATGACGCTGGATGGCGTGAGTTACACCGGCGCAGTGACGTGGAACATCGCGGGGCAGCGCTGGTATCTGACGCTGACTGATCAGAGCGGGTCGGTTCTTTGGTCGGGCGGCCTGATCGGTTCGCCGCTGGATAGTGATACCCCGATGGCGCCGGGCATCTTCAGCACGTCAAAACTGGTTTTTCGCGAAGACACGGGTAATTTTGAGGTCACTCCGTAATGGGGCGTTACTACGATATTGCGATTACGCCAGCTGCAGGTGGTGCGGCTTTCAGGACGTACAGCTCCTATCCCAATGGGCAATACGATCCCGGCGCGCTCAATATCGAGTTCGACATGCCGGTGCTACCGAATGGCACGCCATCGGGCGGTCAAACGCTGACGATCGAAGGTATCTCGCTGCAGGACTTGAACCAGGCGCAGCAGTTCGCCGGCATGAACCTGGTGATGAAGGGCGGCATGATGCCGGGCTTTCCGCTGGTCAATCCCGCGCAGGCCGGCATCCTCGTCAGTGGGCAGATATTCCAGTCGTTTGGCAACTGGATCGGTACCGAGATGACGCTGGACTTTGTCCTGCTGCCGTCGACCTTCACAAACGACAACCCGGGCAACTTTGTTCTGGACTGGAAGCAAGGGACAAGCCTCGCCGATGCGTTGAAGCAAACGCTGTCGGTGGCCTATCCGAACATGCCGGTGACGGTGAATATCAGTCCCAACATCAACGCATCTTCGGACCAGACGCATTTTTGCGGGACTCTGGACGAGATGGCGCAGTTCATCGGTGACTTCACTGAGGACACGTTCAAGAATCGAATCGAAATAGCAATTCAGGCAGGTAAGGTTACCGCTTTCGATAAGACCTACCAGCCAGCGCCGATCCAGCTTAATTTTTTGGATTTCATCGGCCAGCCAACATGGATCGATAGCAACATCATCCAGATCAAGACGGTAATGAGGGCGGATCTTCAGCTCGGGTCAATTGTAACGATGCCGCAAGGCCTGCAGAACGCACCAGGAATCATCACGACCACGGGCGCCTCGCTGCCATCTAGCAACAAGTACAAAAGCACTTTCACGGGTAGCTTCACCGTGACCGAGCTCAGGCACATCGGGAATTTCCGATCATCTGATGCTGGAAGCTGGGCGACCGTATTCAACATGGTGACGAATGGCTGACAACTACGCCAAGCTCTGGCTGCAGAAAAATACCAACCAGCAGGCCATTACGCGAGCTCAGCAGGTGATAAAGAAAACGGGAAGGGCTCTTCCGTGCTCTGTCGTTTCGGTCAATGGATCAATTGTCACGGTAAAGTTTGAAGTTGACGCGGGAAAATTCACGCTTCCACAAATCAAGATACCGATTGCGCAGAGCAAATGGATGCGCATGCCTATTCAGCCCGGCGACAAGGGCATGACGGTTCCGGCTGATGCATCTATCGCTGGCATATCAGGGTTGGGAACAGGCGTTGCTACGCTTACATCGCAAGGGAATCTTTCATCCCTTCAGTTCATTCCATGCGGTAGCTCCGACTATCCATCGGTAAACCAGAACGCGGCCTATATTTCCGGTCCTGAAGGCGCGGTTATCGAGACAGAGGATGGCACGTCAAAAATCGAAGTGAGTACATCAGGCATCACCCTGACTTTCGGCGGAAAAGTCGTCACCCTGAACTCGACCGGTTTCATGATCGACGGCATTCTGTTCGAGACGCATATGCATAGCTTGGTGCAAACCGGATCGTCGGACTCCGGCCCTCCTGTTCCGTAAACATTCGCCATTCACGACCCCGCCTAGCGGGGTTTTTCTTTGGGAGACGTGTCATTCGCACCTATGGAAGAGTGACCAACCCCGATGGCAGCAAGACGTGGGTCGTCATCCAGACCGACGCCAACGGCTACAACGAGAACGTCTATCTGACAACGTTGGCCCAGGTACTGAAATTGAACCTCGGCGAGAGCCCGTTCTATGCCTCGTATGGCATCCCGCAGTACCAGACGATACAGACGCAAGTCATGCCGGACTACTACGCCATGATGACGCAGACCCAGTTTTCACCGTTCTTTGCTGGCCTGACGATCAGCCGCGTGCAGACCTCCGCGGCGCCGCTCTACAACGTCAACGCCGTGACCTTTAGCGGGTCCATTCTCAACGAGACGATAGCCACATGACGCTTCCCTTGATCATGACCAGCACCGGTCCGCTGGCAACGTCTCCCGATGCCCTGCATGACGCGCTGATCACGGGTGTAGCGGCGACCAACCCCGACTACACCGCGAATCTTCCCGGCTCGCTGATCGAGGACATCTCGTCCACGGACGTGGGCGCCCTTGTCACAATGGATCAGGCGCGCGTCGAGGCGGTGAACGATGTCACGCCGTATGGTTGCAATGCCTTCATCCTGAATTTTCTGGGTGCGCAGTTCGGCATTCCCCAGGGCCTCCCATCGAACGCCAGTGTCTTTGTCGTTTTCGCTGGTCCTGCGGGTTACGTTCTCCAGCCTGGCTTCACTGTCGGTGATGGAACGAACCAATATGTCCTGCAAGACGGTGGCGTGATTGAGTCCAACGGACTTTCGCCACAGCTCTTCGCCGTCGCTTCCAACTCTGGCAGCTTCGCCATTCCGGCGAACAGCGTCACCAAGCTCATCACCTCCGTTCCCAGCGCCTATGCGGTCACCGTGAACAACCCGGAGGCTGGCGTAGCGTCAGCCGCCGCAGAGAGCGTGCAGAGCTATCGAGCCCGTGTTCTACAGGCTAGTGTCGTCGGTTCCACAGGCACGCCAGCATACGTCAAGACGCTACTTGAAAAGATCATCGGCGTGCAGCAGCAGCTGGTGTCCATCAACCAGGTCGCAGGCGGATGGCAGATCATCTGCGGCGGCGGCGATGCCTATTCGGTCGCCACAGCGATTCTGCAGGGCGTTCCAGACATCGCCACGCTGCAGGGATCGCAGCTCGCCATCACCGAGATGACGGAAGCCAATCCAGTCGTCATCACGACGAACCTCAATCACGGCTACACCGTCGGCCAGACGGTGGTGGTGTCGGGCGCAACGCCGGCAGGCTTCAATGCCTCCTATACGGTGGCGTCGGTCACGCCGACCACGATCACGACGACGACGAACGGGTCAGCCTTTGGCACTTATACGTCGGGCGCCAAGCTGACGCCGAACCCGCGTAACGTGTCGGCTACCGTTTTCCAGAACCCAGACAGCTATACGATTCCTTTCGTCAATCCGCCACAACAGACGGTGACGATCGATGTGACGTGGAACACCACGCTGCCCAGCTTTACGGCCGGACTGTCGGTCAATCAGCTGGCCGCTCCCGCGCTTCAGTCCTACATCAACGGCGTGTTCGTCGGTCAGCCGATCAACCTCTTGGAAGCGACGGCCGTCTTTCAGCAGGCTGTGGCCTCGATCATTTCCGCACCGAACATCACCACGTTGATTTTCACCGTAACGATCAATGGCGTGGTGGCGACGCCCACGGCCGGTACCAGCATCATCGCCTCCGATCCGGAATCCTACTTCTTCTGTTCCGCCGCTGGCGTGACGGTCGCGCAGGGCTGACATGGCACAGATCGAGTCCTTCGCCACGGTGCCTCTGCAAGCGCCGATCAACAGCTATTTGTATCTTGAGTATTCCGACGATGAGGATTTGCAGGCCTTCGTCGCATCGCAAAACGCGCTGGCGCAGTCCTATTTGACCTGGTTCAACCAGACGCCACTGGCGCTCTACACGGCGCCAGCTGTCAGTGGTCCGCTGCTCGACTGGACGGCACAGGGCATCTACGATATCAGCCGGCCGGTGCTTTCCACGGAAGCTTCAACGGTCATCGCCGGCTATGACTCCGCGGCCTACAACACGATTGCGTACGACGCTGCCAGTTATCTCAGCAGCGGTTCGGCTATCACGGCCAACGACGACATCTACAAGCGCGTGATGACGTGGAACATGTATCGCGGAGACGGTCAGTATTTCACGATGGGATGGATGAAAAATAGGATCAATCGTTTTTTGAATGGACCCAATGGGACGGATTACACCGTTCAAGAAAATCCGCCATCGATCACTGTCTCAGGGACCGTTTTTACCGTCACCGCCTATGCCGGGGACATCTACACCGCCCTGCAACTGGCGTATGCCAACGGCTATTTGTCGTTTCCCTTTCAGTACACGATGTCGTTCCTCGCCCTCGTCTTTCTCAACGATGGCGGCGTGCTTCAGATGACATCGGTATCGGACTACCCGCTGTCCGATTACGGGTTGGCTGCGGGTGCTGTTTGGTACAACGGCGGAACGGTCGCCGTCGTACCTGGCGTCACACCGAATCCGTCTGCCCCGCCTGTCTATTTTGCTGGACTCACCGCACCCGGCTTGCTTTCGCTAGGCGGCGGAAATCTTCCATTCAACGACCCAGCCAATAACGGGCAGCTGTGGAACAACGCCGGCCTCATCTGTATTTCCGCAGGGTAAACCATGACACTTTTCGTCTTCGCCAATAACGTCAATACGCAACTTGCCGGATCAATTTCGAGTTCAGCGACCAGCCTGACGCTTTCGAGTGCTTTTGGGCTTCCCGCATCCATACCGTCCGGGTATTGCATCGCCATCACGCTAAACGATTCGGCGACACAGCAGAACTTCGAGATCGTGTATGCCACGGCTATTTCAGGATCAACCCTTTCGGGCTTATTGCGAGGGCAAGAGGGGACGCATGCACTGGCTTGGAATGTCGGTGACTTCGCCTTCAGCGCTCCGACGGCTGGGCAGATGAAAAATGCGACTCAGCTTCCGCAGTTTGCTTCTTTATTGGCTGGGTCTGGATGGAAAAAGTATCCCGATCCAAATAGCCCTACGGGTTTTTTTATCGAGCAATGGGGTGAGACTGGAGTCGCTGGTAATGGCGCTATAACAACAGTCACTTTGCCCATCCCATTTCCCACTGTAACGCTTTCGACGGTTGCAAGTTACCTCGCTGGAACGATTCCAACGGGATCTGGTTCTTTAGGTGCAGCACCGAACACGCTATCCACGATCCATATTCAGAGTACCCATGGTGGCGCGGGATCAGAGTGGGGCGTTTTTTACCGCGCTTTGGGCTACTGAGAATTATCTCATCCATTTATTTAAACACATCGAGAAAAATGCATGAGTACTTATCCGTCGCCCGTTTTTCAAAACGTCACTGCTGAAGCCGTTGTCACGGATTCGCTCGTTACAACGGGCGGAACGGTTGACGGTACTGTTATCGGTGGAACCACGCCAGAAGAAGCGACGTTTACGAACGTCAATACCACCACGCTTAACGGCGGGAATTACGTAGCCAGTCTGGTTCAAGGTGCCAATGTCACTGTAGACAATACCGACCCGCGAAATCCAGTCATTAGCACGGTGGCCGGCATTCCCGACGCACCCAGTGACGGCAATATCTACGGCCGACAGGATGAGGCATGGGTGGTTGCAGCAACAAGCTCACCTCTGGCGAACCCGATGACAACGCCGGGTGACATGATTTACGGCATTACCGCAGGAAACCCTAGCCGTTTAGCCATTGGATCAGGCGGACAAGTTTTGACAGTGGTTGACGGACTTCCTTCATGGCAGACATCCGCCGCGCTGGTTAACCCGATGACGGCCGTTGGTGATGTCATTATTGGCTCAACGGCAGGCGCTCCCATACGTCTTGGGCTTGGTGCATCGGGGAAGGTTCTTCTGAGTAATGGAACCACCGTGGTATGGGGTAATACGCCCACGCCCATTACAACCGCCGGGGATTTGATCGTTGGCGGTTCGGGTGGCGCGCCTACGCGATTGGGTATCGGGGTTAACGGAACCGTTCTAGGCGTCTCGGGTGGCGTTTTGTCTTACGTGGCTCCCGGCGCGGGCGGTCAATCACTTGTCGTCATCAATCCGCAAACGGGAAGTTATACACTTGCGCTATCCGATTTCCCGACAAACGGGAACATTGTTGATATCCAGATCACCAGCTCAAGCGCCCAGTCCGTGACGATTCCTCCCAATAGCTCCGTAGCGGCTCCGATAGGATCGCAGATCATCATGTCAGCATGGGGTACGGGTGCCGTCACGTTCGTTGCTGGTACGGGCGTAACCTTTGTGGACGCGTGGGGCGTGGCGACAACGGCACAGTTTGACTCGCGCTATGCCCGGCAGGTAGCTACCGATATCTGGCAGATTCTATGAGTATTTTTGCTGCGCGTTGCCGACAAAATCACCAGCAGACGGTTTACCCGCCATCCACGCTAAACCCAGCCGACAAGGATTCATCGCTGACTCTTAGCGACGGGAATCTCGTCGTTACAAAGGGAGGATCAGACTACCATTGCATTGTTCGATCAACGCGTGGTCTTTCTTCGGGAAAGTGGTATTGGGAAGTACAGATGACCGCTTCCATGCCCAACTCGCGAGAGATAGCGGCAATCACAACGTCATCTGCGCCATTAAACCAAGAGGCTGGTGGAACCGTCTATGGCTATGGCTATAACGGCATCAACGGACAGATTTATCACAATGGCGGTCCCGTTTCTTCTTTCGGTGGGGGTCCAAATTTTGATGTGGGTCAACGCGTCATGTTCGCTTTTGAC